GGTTGATTCGATTCTTTTTTGTTATTGGTTTCACGCAAGAAATCGTCAAACAATAGCGCCTTGACTTCTTTGTTCTTCATTTTTTCTATTTTCTCCTCCGCCTTTTCCTTGTTTTCCATCGTTTCACGAATTTTTTTGATTTCGTTGTTGAACTTGGATATTTTGGGTATTTTTTTGTTCTGTTTCCATAATTTCTCCAGGACAAGCGCAAAGACTTGTTGAACTGGTTTCATGATTTGGTTGGTAATGTAAAACGAATAGTCTATTTTCAAATTGTTTTCTTTTATGAAACTAGGCGTCTCTATTTTTTCTCCTTGTAAAGCGTTCTTGTTGGGGTGGTGAATGTAAACAAAGGGTATTCTATCTCCGGAACTCGGTTTGTTTCCTGGATCACGATTTGTAATTCTGTCCGCCAATACTTTATGCGCAATTTGTTTTGGATTTTTGTATCCTGATCGCAAGGATTTCGTAATGATCAACTTTTCCATCGGATACTTTTCCTCTACGATATTCTGTAAACACGCCTTCAAGAAATTCTCCGCTTTTTGAATGTCCTTTTCCTTCATCAAAATATCGATGATTCCACCATAAATTTCTTTGACGATGGGGGCATTATCACGCCGTTTGAGAACAATACCCATTTCCTTGCGCTTTCCTTTAGTCGGGTCGTGTTCATACAACATTCCTACATATCTCTTCTTCGACAACAAACAAAAGGGCATGAATGTCTTTTCATATTCCAAATCGTGCGGACCTTTCAAAAACTTTGACGCCAAATGTCCTGCCTCTTGAGCAAGTTCAATTGTGATTTCCAGCGCTTTTGTACCACGAATGGGTGTTCCATCTGGATTTTGTAAATTGAAAGTAAAGAATACCGAATCCGTATTGTGAACAATCATGTTTCCAACACCTGCAGCGAAATGATGGTTTTCGGTAGTTAAGTCATAGACATATCCAGTGTAGTTGTCTATTTTTTTCATTTGAACAACAGCGTTTGGTTTCCTACATGTTTTTTGCATACTCGTGACAAAATACACCTCTTCTTCCGGATTTTCTGTATTTTTTTTTTTATCCAAATAAATATTACAGTCGTAGGCTTGATTGAAGCGACAATATTCAGCCATTTCCAAATGTTGTTTGGGGTCATTCAAATCATATTTAATTTTCATGGAAACATTCAAAGTTCTTCCGTATTGTCTTGGAATGATGGAATGTAAAAGTTCCATTCCCACTTTCACTTCTTTCGGCGATATTTCTTCACCGTTCAGTTGAACTAAAGAATGGTCGTCGGTTACATCTACAATTCCAGTATTCGTTGAAATTCTCACCATGTTTTTATGTGGCGCCAAACGATGTCTTATCACTCGAAACAATTTCGTCCAACCTTTTTCCGTCCAGGTTTCTACATTCTCCAATTCACAAACCTCCTTTTCTTGTTTTCCTTCTTCCAAACAAGGAACCCATTTGTTGTCACCATATTTCTTGGCTAAATCTTCAATTGTACAAATGTCAAACTTATCGAGTGTGTGTTGTTTTTTCATGATTGTATCGTATATCGAATCCAATTTAGGCGTGACTTTCACATAAACCGGAGTGTATGAGGCAACACTATCTCCATAAATGTATTCGGCTTTGGTCAAGACTGGACCGTGATTTTCGGTTTCACACATAGAATCACCGTAACATTCTTCGATGACCTTTTTGGCGTAAGTCAACAACAATCGTCCAGTTGCCGTTGTGGAGGCGGCCACATCTTTCTCATAGAAAGTGCTCGTTCTAGCTCCGCACTGTCCATACAAGGAATTCGCCGTTAGTTTGTAACCCAATTGTCTCTTGTCCAATACATTTTTCATAAATTCGTCTTTTTCCAAAGGAATGAGTTTTCTGGTTGTTTTACGAGCGGTCAACAATTCTTCCAAAATAGAAGGCATAATCGCTCTTGTTCCGTTGGGAAATTGAGCAAAACGGCAAATCTTTGTTCCAGATTTCACCTTTTCGGCGGCGGCTGAAGGCGTTTTTCTTACATATTTGAATGTGTCGTAAGTAATGTTCACATACTTGTATTCCGGTAAATCGTCGTAAATAAAATTGCCGTTGTCATCGGTTTCGCCATTTTCGGCAATCAATACGCCGTTCAAATTGTATTCTTTTGTCCAGACTTTGCTGTCGTGTGATAAATTTTCGCTCATCATCGAAGACGGATACAAAGAGGCATAATCCACACAGGCCACCGGATTGTCCAAATACAAATCACATTTGGGATCCAAGACGATTGCTCCTTCGTATCCATCGTCACTTTCCATTTTTTCTATGACAGGCATCAACGCTCCTTTTTCACGACATTTTTTAGCGACATAACTGGTGAGTTTAATACCTTGACCACGCAAAATCAAGAAATTGATGGGAACGCTACAAATTTTGGACATTTCAATAAATCCGGTGAGAATATCGACCTTTCGCATCAAGTAATGAACCAAGTTACAATCCTGAATACAGTATTTAGCAATAACAGATCGGTCTTTCGAAGAACCGTTTGTCATTTGGAAAATGTCTTTTGGTGTGACATCGTCCTTCGCCAAACACCATCTCACTTTTTTCGCCATGTCCGGATAAACGGTGGCCGAAATTTCAAAACAATTGTTTGGTTTGTCGACTTTGGTAACCAAAAACTTGGCTCCTTCTTGAAAGGTGTCTACCGAATGACCGATTTCTTCGAAATGAATATAACTTCCTACAAGCAAACCAGTAAGATTTGTAGTGGTGATTTTTGTCATTTCCACTTCGGTTGTCTCGGTATTACTCACATCACTATACTCCAGTTTCTTTACATAATCACCGATAAAATAACCTGCAACATAGTCTAATTTGTAGGAACTGAGATTTTCTTCACGACGAAAGAAATTATACAAATCAATTTGAATACGACCGTTTATTTTGATATACTTCAAATCGTGTTGACCACTTGCGATTTGTAAAGTGGCTTCTTCCATTTTGTACTTGTTAGTTGTATAATCTTTGGATGCACAGACTTCATTACGATTTTTCGAGAGTTTCAGGAAGTCTTCGAGACATCGATTTTCTTCGGCGCGTTTGAACATGAATTCATAATCAAAACCAAAAATGTTGTAACCGATGATAATGTCTGGATTTTCCTTTTGAATCAGGTCTTTCCACGCCAAAAGAACTTCTTTTTCTGTTTTGTAACAGTCAATCACCGTTTTTGTTCGTGTTTCGTTATTTTCACTCAACTGGTCACAGGTATTCAATACGGCGCAGTGATTCAAATAGGGTTCTTCTTCGCCGTATCTTACAAAAGTAGAACCGATAAAGGTGACTTTGTCACCCTCTAATTTTGGAAATACGGAAATCAAGGATTTGTTGAGTTCCAAAATTTTTTCGTTACGGTCTATTTTCTTATCACACATGTATTCCAAAATCGAAGTTGAATTTTTCGCCTGTTTTTTACCCGTATTTTTTGGTTGAAAGAAAGATAAATTGGAATCTTCTTCTTCTTCGTTCATGGATTCAAACATCGTTTCAATCGTCAGTTGTTCTTGAAACTCGTCGTTGTTTTTGAAATCGCTGACATTATAATTCGTCCATTTTTCTATCCAGGCATCACATTCTTCCTTTTGTTTTGGTTTGTATTGAGAAATAGGATAGACGAGGTCTATTTCAATCATCGACTCGGCGTATCCAAATGCAGACAAAATACATTTTACAAGTAAATCTTTCATTTTTTCTTTGTCAAAGTCTCCTTTCAACGATTCCAAATACTCCATCATGTCGGTTGCTAATTTTTTATAGGATTTTACGGGAAGCGGAAAGTCGCCGTGACTGCTGCTTGCTTCAATATCAAAACTACAGATTTTATAAGGAACACGGGTTTCCTTGTCGTTCAACGGAACAATACTTTTGTAACCAATCGAAAATTCAAATGTACACGTTGTTTTCCTTTCATTCTTGAATTCAATCGTTTTCTTGTTTGGAAGAGCAACCCATCCGGATGGACTGATATCTTTGATGTGAAAGAAACGCAATAAAGGCGGAATATTCGCTTCGTACAAATAAGTGGGTTGATTTTGAAAATAAAATCCGTCGGTAAGCAAACGATTGGAACGGTCATACCAGATTTTTTTCGCCTTGTTGAACACTTGCATATTTTGGAATTCTAGAAAGACGAATTTGTGTTCTTTGTTGGCGTCAAAACCGTAGAGTTTCTTTTTCTTGATAAGTTTACACTCGGTGATGGAATTCTCGTAATATTTTCCCAACTTTTTTCGAATGGATTCCAAAAATCTGGCTTTGGTGTCGATTGTCCAAGAGTCGTGAACTTTGACATAGAAGAAGGGTTTGAAATCGTCGACGAGAATGGAAGCGGTTTCTCCCTTTTCGTTGATTCCAAACATTTGAATTTGGAATTTTTGGTTGTCGCCATTTTTGAATGAATTGTCATCTTCTTCACTCGAATATGCTATTTTTTCGTTGTAAATGTTGAAATCGAATAGGCGGAATGTTCGTTCCATTTTTTATTGTTTGATTTATTGATGAGTGAAAACTTTAATTCAATTTTATCTTATATTCGTTTTTTATTTCCACAAAATATTTCTCCAATTTACTTAAATATTATTTTGTAAATAAAATAAACTGAAATGTCTTCTCATTTTTTTATGGGGGCTATAAATAAAACAACTAATAAATATGAATATCCTAAAATAGCAAATAAAAAAAATAAATACAAATGTCCTTCGTGTGAAAATGATGTTATTTTTAGATGTGGTAGAATAAAACAACCACATTATGCTCATTACAAATCGACCAATCCATGTTTGTATTATAATAAACCAAATGAGACGCAAATACACAAGGACGCAAAGTTATTATTAAAAACAATACTTGATAATAAAAATAAACTATGTTTTACCAGAGAATGCAGTAATTGTTTTTTGGAAGAACCATCTGTATATATCTATAATATTTCAGAAATTGATTATAATGAAAATACGAAAGCAACGATTGAACATAAATTTTTTTATAATAATTCTAATAATCGTAGGGCAGATGTAGCACTAGTAGAAAAAAACGATATAAAATATATATTTGAAATTAAACACAAAAATCCAACAAAAGAAGAGGATAGACCAGAACCTTGGTTTGAAATAAATGCATCAAAACTAATAAATAGTGTTAATTCTTATAATGTAAATGAAAATGGTGAAATAATGATTGAATGTATAAGAAAACATAGGTGTAAATATTGTAAAGAACAGGACCATTACGATTATGAAATTATAAAAAAATTACAAATGAAAGAAGAAGAACAAAGACGAGAACATAATGAATTGCGGAATATGACTAATGAAGATGAACGAACAATTCAAAATGAAAATGAAATGATAAAAAAAATACAAATGAAAGAAGATGAACGACGAAAAGAAAATGATGAATTAATAAAGATGACTAGTGAAGATGAACGAACAATTCAAAATAAAAATGAAATTCAAAGAAAATTAAAAATGAAAAAAGAAGAAGAAGAAACAATTCAACATAAAAAACAATTGTTAAGACAAATGATAAATAATAAAACACACATGTGTAAGAAATATGAAAAAACAATTCAAATGGAAAAGTTAGAAGATGAAATTTTAGAAAAAGAAAAAATACAGGATGAAATGTTAGAAAAGGAACAATTAGAACAAAAAAAACTTGAAAAAAGGATTCTAGAATACGATTATATAAAAGTCTCTTGTAAGTGTGGATTAATGTTTATTGAAATTTGTAATTGTAATAATCCAAAGTATGAATTAAATCGAATTAACAAAGAAAACTGGTGTGCCAATTGTAAAAAATGGAAAGACCGATGTTGAATAAAATAAAGAAATATATTATTGAAAATCATTTAAAGTTTTGTCTTGCTATTATAACTAATACAAATGGAGAATACACCCAAGAAAAAAATAATTAAAACATCAAAAAAAGTAGAACCTGTTGTCGTCCCTGAAGTCATACAGGCTGCACAAAAAGAACTACCAAAAGAAAAACCCAAGACTGTAAAAAGAGTCAAGAAAACAGAAAACAAAATCATACAAAAAGAAGAGGAGGTTGAAACACCAGTTGAAAAACCAGTTGAAACACCAGTTGAAATAGAGAGTAACAATCTAAATGCCCACGAAAGTCTTCAGTCCTTGATGGAAAACATGAATCCGTTCAATCAAGAAATGTTTGAGAAAAAAATGCAGGAAATGGAAAAGAAAATGAATGATGATTTTAACAAATTAATGGAAGAAGATGAATTGAATAGACAGAACAAATTAAAAAAGAAGGAAATCGAAACCAAAACTATCGATGAAACAAATGTGACTTCTACAATTGAAGAAATCGTAAGAGAGTTATTTCAGTCGAAAGAAAAGGACGAGTTTAATTCTTTGACTCCTGAAAAAAGAATGTTATTGGAAACCCTCTTTTTGAATTATAAAAAACAACAAGAAAAAAAAGAATTTTCTTCGGCGTCGACCCAAGAAAAAAGCGAAAAAATCAAGATGCTGGAGGAAAAGGGCAATTTTTTCGACATACGATTACTTGAGCCACACGATTATTACAAAGGTTTCCTGGAATTACTCACAGAAATCGACCATGTTGACCCCATCGATATTATTCAATTCACAAGTTATGTTGTAAACATACCTTCGAATCATAAACAAATATGGGTGGTAGAGGACATGCGATATAATGTCATCGTCGGTACGGTGACATTAATCATAGAAAACAATTTATTCAATAAAATGTCTAAATATTGTCGTATAGAAGACCTCGTTGTACACGAGGGACTTCGTAAATACGGATTGGGGAGAACTTTGGTGAATCATGTTCTCAAAATAGCAAGAGAAATCAACTGTTACAAGGTGACTTTGAATGCCGGTGAAAAACACACGAGATTCTATGAAAATTGTGGATTTCAAAAGGAGAAAATGGAGATGACGATTAAAGTGACACCAACGAGTGTTTTTAGATTGGAGCATGATTTGTTGAATGATCCGGATCCTTTTGATACATGAACGAATCAAAAGTAGTTCCCAATTGTTCCATTTTTTCCAATTCTTTCAGTTGTTCTGGTGTGTTGACCCCCATGATTTCCTTTTGTTGTTCCTTTGGAATTTCCAACATTTCAATATCCACATATTCGCCGTTTTTGACGATTTCAAAAATATCAGTCAAGTAATATTCTTTTTGTGAATTGTTGTTCCTAATAAAATAGATGTACTTGTGTAAAATGGAAATTTGAAAGGAATAAATTCCACAGTTTATTTTTCGAATACTTTTTTGCCTTTCGTTGCAGTCCTTTTCTTCCACGATTTTATCAAATTTGGTTTGATTTCTTTCCACAAATTCCACGATTCTTCCGTATCCAGTAGGATTTTCGAGTTCCGTAACCATTAATCGAATTTTTTTCACATTTTTCAACATTTCCAACATCGTTTTTGATTGTATCAAAGGAACGTCACCTGAAAGAATAAGAACATTATCTTGAATATAATTCAAAAATTCAGAATAACAACTTTGAATTGCATTACCGGTTCCTAACGCTTCTTTTTGGTCGATATACTTGACATATGTATTCAACAATTGGGAATCGACGTGTTGTTCCATCGTTGATTCAATAATAGGTCTGTATTTTCCCACAACAATAAGAATTTTCTTGGGTTTTATCTTTATTGATTCCAAAATAATTTTCGCCAACATTGGTTTTCCATTTATTTGATGTAATACTTTGGGTAAATCCGTCTTCATTCTTTTCCCTAAACCTCCCGCCATAATAACGACAACATGATTCGATAGTTTTTCACTCATAATTGCCTATTATAAGTGAAAGAAAAATATTTTACAAGTATAATTTATTAAACCATTTACACCTTTGAACACAAAATATACATAAGGTATGAAAAACCTAAACTTTGAAATGTTTAATTCGTATTTTTGTGCGAACTTAAATGTTCAAAGGTGTATAATGAAGCCACCTTTTTGTATAATTCATTAAATTGTTCTAGGAAAAATGAAGTGTCTCTTAAATGAACATTTAAATCTGACAATTCGTGTTTTAATGTTCCGTCTGGTCTAGTATAGTAAGAAAATGGATTAAAATAAATATAACCATTATTATTTGATATTTCTTCCAATAAATTATTTACTTTATTTCTGTATTTGACTCTGTCGTTATCACTTCCTACAAATGGAAATTCGTGTAATATAGGACCATGTATTTGTTCATAATCATTTTGTTTCGTTGGCGGAACAACGGCAACCACAATTGTTTTTATTTTATTATTTATATTGTTTTTGATTGTTCTGAAATAATTATTAACTAATTCATTAATTACTTCATCTTCATCTCTACCGGCGTCTATTTGTCTTTGTATATGACATCTACAATCAACTTCGCCATACATTAAAACAATCACATCATTTTCATTCACTTCATTTGGATTGAAATTTATAATATAATTATCTCGACCGACACGAAACATAGTTATGCCATATTCACGATGATTTATATGTTCTAAGTTTAAATTCTTAAAAGAAAATTCGGCGTGACTATCACCGTATATATGTATCATAATACATTTGTATGTAAATAAAAATAAATTATAATCCGCATTATCTAAAATAAATATAATTTTTTTATAGACAATTTTCTTTTGAATATCCAATAACACAACATGCAATCCTCTTGCCTGCATTACCAGTTTTCAAACTTTCTGCATTTCCACCTTTTCCACAATCGTCTTCGTCTTCGTGGATAATTAAACCTCTTCCAATAATATTAGCTTTAGACCCTCTAAGTTTGATCATAGTATCGTAAAACGTATATTTTGCTTCGCCTTTGTTGTTGGTAGAAATATTTCCTAAATCTCCTACATGTCTTTCTCTCATACCCGGACATCCATGAGTATTTCCATAAGGGTTGAAATGAGAACACATACTTGTACATTTATCAGTTAGATCTCCTGCCTCGTGAACATGGAAACCGTGTAAAGAATTCGGTTTTAGACCTTTAATATTAAGGTCGATTCTGATTTGATTATTATCTAAATCTTCTGTAAATTTAACGGTCCCTTTGATTGTATCAGTAAATACGGCAATTGCGTAAATTGGTTTTTTTGACATATTATAATAAGAGTAATAAATAATAAAAAAACAAACTACAAAAAATAATGCAAATGACGAGTAGAATAGTGTTTTAAGTTTAAACTGCATTTTGATATTATATACGTATTTACATAATATTTTTACTTTTTCCAGTTCTTCCTTCCGTATTTACAATGTTGTCTTTGAGAGAAACCCTTTGGTTTTTTACAATTGATACTTTTTTTGTATTTCGTAGACCATTTACCGCCGATTTGGAACAAAGAAGAAAGACTGTTCTTTCTGGTTTTTTTTGAAGATTTTTTGGAAGATTTCTTTGAAGATTTTTTCAAAGATTTCCTAGATTTGCTTGACTTGCCCTCCTTTTCTATTTTACTTGTAATCCATTTCAAAAACGAATCCGTACTTCTTTCGTGAAACCCACTATCCTCATATTCCTGTGCTCCTTTGTTTTTTACATATCGTAAGGTAGGGAAACCGCTTGGCTCATTACCTGCATGATTTCCAAGTTCATTAAAAAATTTGTAATTCAATCTAGCAATCATGAAATCATCACGATTGCCGAATTTCTTCTCCAACATGTCTTTGGTGCTATCCCACTGTGGTTTTGTTTGTATACAAGGACCACAACTATTCATAAATACAAATAAAAATACGTGTTTGTTTTTGTGGATTCCCTCTTTTAACAATTGAATTTTTTTACTTTCCATATCATTCAACTCCTCATTTTCTTCGCCGATGACTAAAAAAGTGGGGCGATACATTTTTTGAAAAAGTGTGATTTGTAATACTTGTATTTTGTAATACTTATATATTTAGTAGAATATTATTTTTACAGAAATATATTTTTATCGCATCTTTATATAATATATATTCTTTCCGATATTCTTCAAAATATTTAAAAAATAACATGAGAACTATACTCTTTTTCCTCTTTTTTTGTATTGCATTAGTTTCTGGAATTTACTATTCTTCTGTTTTATTTCTAAATTTAGAGGGTGAAAAAAGTGAACAAACGGAAGAAACGGAAGGGTTTTCTCTTTTGAACAAACCTAGATGTCCGGATATTCTCATTCAAAAAGACAAGACCTTTTTTCTCTACAATTCAAAATTAGAAAAGGTTCCGGGTGTGAATCCAATCCAGTTTGACAATTTAGAACAATATGTGGAATTTTCAGAATGGCAGAGAAGTCAGGGAATCATTTGCCCAGTTCTCTATTTACAAAGAACTTTTGACACACAAGGAAACTCAGTATACAAAGTTCGTCCAAGTGTCACAGAACTGCAGGGTGGATTGCCCCCTTCCATCATTACGGACCCCAAAAAATATCCGCCACAAAATCCAAACCCAACGCTTTTAGTCGACGCTACGAGAAATGACGAACCCTACAATACAAATTCGATGCCTGGTTTCGACCAAACCGATCAATATGTAGGATCGACTACACCTTTAGATATGATGGACCAACACGAAGAACATTTATTGTATAGCGCGAATGCAATGGACCCGAATTGGGGAGGCGCTAAATATACGCAATCTCTCGTTGAAAAAGGTGCCTACAAAGGAAACGAAGTCAGTATTCGCGTGTAAAAAAGGTCACTAAATCAAACGAGTGTAAATCAAGACTCCCACCTAGTTCATAATAATCACCTCCATCGTTTTGGATTCCGGATTTTTAGAATTGATGGTTCGTTTACAGGCAAGTGATTCCAATTTGTATTCGTGTGTTGAAAATCGATGAACAACGGCGTCGACATCTGCATTATTCATGATGAATTTTATTTTTTGATTTGTCAATTCATGACACAAATCAAATAATTTTATATGTTTTCCCAAATCAAACCCATTTTCTGTATAATTCACAAAAGATGTTTTATTTTCAGGGGCGTAAGGCGGGTCTAAATACACAAAATCATTTGTTTCAAATTCTCGATTCAAGGAAATTTCGAAATCACAACACTCAAATTCGACATCTTGTATGAGTTTGTGTATTTCCATTAAATGTTCCTTGTTAATCACCTCTGGTTTTTTGTAATTTCCGTAGGGAACATTAAATCCGTTGGGTCCTTCACGATAAAGACCTCGAAAACAAGTCTTGTTCAAAAAGAGTAGGTATGCCGAGATTCTCAGTTTCGTTTCTTCATCACAATTTTCTAGATTACACAAATCGTTAAAGACTTTTCTACACCAGTAATAGTAATTTTCTTTTGAGAGTTTTGAATCTTTTTCTGAGATTTTGGTTGATTTTTTTGTGGGAGGGTCTGAATTTTCTACATTTGTTGTCTTTTGTTCACCATGTTCATCCTCAATAGAATTGTATTCTTTCACTATTTTTTCGACTTCGCCATACAGTTCATTCGGTTTCGCCTGAACCGTTTTGTAAAAGGTAATGAGGAGTGAATTCAAATCGTATGCATGAATGGTTCCTTCAATGTGAATGAGTCCAAGTCTTTTCAAATGTAAAACGGCAAAGAGAATACTGCCTCCACCCAAAAAGATTTCATAGTAATTATTTATTTGTTGTGGAAATTTTTTCATGAGGTTTTCTAAAAGTTGTGTTTTTCCGCCGACCCACTTGATTAAAGGTTTGGGATAGGAAACTTTCGATAAATTATCTTGCATTTGTTTTGATTTTTGGGTTTCTTTTGATGTTATGTCCGTTCATAAAATCAAAGATTGATTTCAATTTTCTTTTTTTATTTTTTATTTTTTTCTATAAATCAATCAAAACCTGTCTACAAATTTCATCAAGTTATTGAGAGACTCTTTGGCGTGATTCAGCGTATTCAATTTCAAGGCACGTTCCATATTTGTTTTGTCGCCGAGCGGAGCGTTGGGGTCAAAACTTCCCACAATATCCAACATCGAATAACTGAAATAGTCGTCCAAATTTAAAAGCGTCATTTCGTAGTTTTTCTTGTATTGGTTGACCGCCATACTGCCCTTGAGTTTCTCTAGAACCGCCTTTATTTTTCCAGGAAAAGAAGCCGAGCCTTTTCCTACTCCGGGAGAAGTTTGAGGACCTTGTGTGGCTCCGGCAAGTGCAGAATTTTGGGATTGTGACGCTACAGCGTCGTCTGTATTCGGTTCGCTACTTCCTAAAAATCCCTCCATGACACTCAATTGTAAGTTGATGGATTTCATGGCTAAATAAAAAAGAAAGCAACAAAGAATCACTATTCCTACAATTTTAAATAAGTCGTCGGTCATTGTTCCTATAATATATATACAGTAATTTTTTCTTTACAAATACTATATATAAACTTTGTATTATTATATAATGTATATTATTTCAGGAGCAAGCTTCCATATCATAGCAATCTCTTTTTTCGTATATATATTCGTAAACTTTTTTGAGAATATGATTCACTACAACATCGGTAGATTTAGTAATAAAGAAACAAAACTCGAAGTACCAAACAAAAAAGATTTTATAAAAATAGTGGTAATAATGTTCATATTCGCTTTGCTACAAGGATTATTGACAAGTTATTTCAATAAATAGCGTATAATGTAATCAATCAAACTCATTTTTGGAGAATCTGTAAATATTTCATCACATTTGTAATAACCGTCTTGTTTAACTTTTTGACTTGTTGTTTGTCGTTTGTGTATTGAACCCTTTTTAGACATGCATCACCTTCTTTTTTCAAAGTTTCCATCAAGTGACTGACGGTTTTAAATTCCTTCATCAAAGCAATCGCCGTAACAGAACTAATTCCTGGTATTTGTGACAACATGATTTCACCAATATTTTCAGGTGTCACATTTTCCTTTTTCACCTTTTTCACCACATGACAGTAATTTTCGGTTTCTTCTTTTTGTTCTTTTTGTTCGCTTGGCTCAACTGGTTGTTCAAGTGGTTCAACCGATTGTTCAACTGGTTGTTCGCCTTTTTCTTCACTTGATTCAACTGATTGTTCAACCGGTTGTTCCTCCGGTTCTTTATTCAAAATAATATTTCTATAGTACCCCTCTTTTTTCTCTTGAATTCCCTTTTTTAATTTGTATCCAAAATTACAAATCACAAATGCAGTTTCGTCAATATCAAATGTTCTCAACACTGAAAATCCCTTGTGATGATTAAGAGAAAACATCGCCGAAAAAAGCATTTTCTTGTCCAGTCGTTGTTTGAAGATATTTTTGTGATTCATGTCGCCTTCAATCAAGTAAATAATATTGTGATTGTGAACCGACGAACCATTCAATCGAAAGGATTGTTCCTCATACCGACCATCTTTGATACTTGAATTCAAGTCTTGGAGAGACTTTCTCTCGAGAATGACCTTTTCTTCCTTTGTTTCTGTGTCATAATAAACAACGTCGCCTACAGGTAAAGATTCAATCGCGATTTCTAAATCTTTAAAATGAACGACATTATCTAGTAAATATTTGCAAATACGGATGATTTCATGCTCTCTACAATCGATTTTGATTTGTATCATTTTCTAAATTCTAAACACTAAAATACTTAACACACAAAGTAATAATGTAATAACCAAGTAAGTTATTAAATTATTTTTTTGTTAAAAGATATATGAAATAATGTTTTACACCTTTGGACAATTAAATCGCCGAGTTCTCGGCGATTAATCAGTCACAAAGGTAACGGTTACCAGGCTATTGAAATAGCCAAAGGTGCAAGCCTTTTTTATTTCAACCGCCTATTTTTTCTGTAAATAAAGTATAATATCAACATTACCGTATTAATAATCACACTGATTACAGCTGCTACTATAAGTGAATTATCTATTGTGAAATATCCATGTATAGTCCAAAGGACACTAGTTATTATGACGAGTAACAACGAATAAAGTGATAAATCTGCAACACTTTTTGTGGTATAGGCTTTGTATACTTGCGGTAAATACTGAATTGAATTTAATATTGGGGCTAATGTTGCAATGATAAGTTGTAGCATATATATAACTTATAAAATAAACGGAGTTGAAATGAAAATACCTGCAAAATAATGTCATTACTTCATACTCGTTGTCTAAATTGTTCCAACCACGATTCCACCGGTTCTTCTAATCCTTCTACTTCGTCTACACAAACAAGTGGTTTTATCCTTTTTCCGCCCAACTCTTCCAATCGTTTGTCTAATTTTTTACCCATTTGACAAAACTGTGAATAATTTGTATTGCCCAACCCTAAAACCATGAAATTTATATTTGAAAATAAATTTGGTTTGATTTTTCTACTTTTTATGTATCTCCAAAACGAAGCTGCATTTTCGGGTGCATCTCCATTTCCAAAGGTAGAACAAATAATATACATTGTTCCGTTCAACTCTTCTATTTGATCTAAAATTTCATTTAATGATCCGTATACAATAGGTTTATCTTGACATTTCAACACGTCGTATAATAATCTTGAAATCTCTTCGCAATTTCCAGACTGACTTCCATATAATATATAGATCATATATTATGTGAATTTTATAATAAATTTTATAAAAATAGTAAAGGAGTAAAAAATACGCCTTCTAAAAACACTAACAATCCACGAACCAACTTTTTAACCAAGATGACCACTGTGAGTTGCATAATAACCGTTTCTGTTGTATTGGACTGGGCGTCTTGTTGTTAAGAATATTGTTTGAGCAAGTGATGGAATTCTTTGGGGTGCTCTGTATAAAAAGGTTCGTCCAAAGTTTCCTTGAGGCCATGATGGACCAGAAACTACAATACCCGCCTTCTTATTACCACCAACCGAACCACCACTTTGAATGGTTCTATTTGTGATTACGTCTGTATATCGCCCTTTACCGAACTGTGTTATCATTCCTACCATCTTATGTTATATATAAGACAAATATTTTTTTTTCGTAAAATAAAAAGAATTTCCAACAAATTAATTTCCAAAAAAAGAATTTCCAAAAACCCAACAAATAATAAATGAAATGTATATAAAGATAATTTGTGTATTTAAATCACAAAGGAAACTTCAATACGCAAACAAAAGACAACTTTCCTAAAGAATTAAAATGCAAGAAGAACAAGAATATCATTCGCAAACAAATCAGTCTATAGATAAATTATTATTACATGATGATGATTTATTAAAAACGGAAGAAGGTTTAATATTTAATCCCTACAATTCCCTAAATTCAGAGATTACATTGAATGAAGTTCAATCTATTCTCACAAAATATGGATTGCCGCCAATTGTTTACAACGTTAAATTGTATAAACGTGCATTTGTTCATCGTTCTTACACGAAACGCTCACATTTTGAAAATATCGCTCAAAATATTACCATCGTAGACAAACCCGAAGATTGTATGCCCTTAAGTACCAAATCCAACGAAAGACTGGAATTTTTAGGGGATGGTATCCTAGAGTTGATTACGAAATATTATTTGTATCGCAGATTTCCTAAAGAGAATGAGGGATTTATGACGGAAAAGAAAATCGCCATCGTAAAAAACGAAGCCATCGGTAAAATCGCGCTGGAGATGCATCTTCACAAATGGTTGATTTTGTCTAAACACGCCGAAGAGAAAAAAATAAGAACCAATTTGAAAAAACTCGGGTGTCTTTTTGAGTCCTTTTTAGGTGCCCTTTTTCTAGATTTCAATAAAATCGAAGTACACGATGATGAGGCATGGTTCAAAAATGTGTTTGTGACGGGTCCGGGATTTCAAATGGCTCAAAAATTCGTAGAAAATATATTTGAGAAACATATTGATTGGATTGCCTTGATACAGAATGACGACAATTACAAAAACATTTTACAAGTGAAAATACAAAAAGAGTTCAAGGTGACACCACATTATGTCGAAATGGAACACGATATTGAAATGGGATTTCGAATGGGTGTCTATTTGTGTTTAGGACAACAAATACACCAGTGTCGGTTTGAAGATACTGTATATATCGACGAGTTACAAACATTCAAAGCGGTGAATGAGTTTGTCGAAACCAATGGAAAAATATTTTTGTTTTTAGGAGAGGGACAACATAAAATCAAACGCAAGGCAGAACAAATTGCATGTGATGAGGCGATTCAAAAAATAGAAAAATATTCCGGCGTAGAATAGGTTGTTTTTTGGAGGTGAATTTTTATTATCTTTTGGTACTATAGAAATAAAGAAATATAGAAATACAAAAATAAAAAAATAAATTTTTAAAATGGCGTATAAAAAGACAAAAAAAGTGAAACAAGGACAGTTTAGAAAAATCTCCAGAAATACAAAAAAGACGAAAAAAACACAACGAGGTCGTGGAAATGTGAGCGGCAAAACCACTCCGGCTCCAGACGATTTCGATCTTGAGTCGAGAATTACTCAAAAAGAACAATCGCGACGGCTTGAACGACCAAGTATAATGACAAATTTTTCACTCGATGATTATGATATAGAATCGGCAACGCCTACTCCAAAAAATGAATCCAAAAATAGAAATACTTTTTCGCCGACTCCTTTTGGATCTCGGCCCACGACACCATTAACGGTGGGAACTTCTATTATTCAAACCACTCCAACAAGACCTGGTAAAAAATCAAAATCAAATGAAGAATTGGATTCATATCAGATCAAAATAGAAGAAGACGTGGAAGACGTTCCCAACAGTGTATTCAATAATGACGATGTTATTTTTGAGGATTTGAAGAAAAGGGAAAACAAGGAAAAAATGAAAGAAATTGTTTCACAAGCGGCAACTGAGGCGTCGAAAAGAAAAGAAGACAGGTTGACCCAAAATGCATTTAAATGGAATACAGAATTTGACAATTTAGAAAAACGACAAGAGCGTGAAGATGTAACACAAGATTGGAAACAAAGACAAAAAGTATGGGAAAAGAACAAACAAATGAAAGACTTGACGGAACAAGAAAAACGAGAACGATTGGCTGCCGAATCGGCGGATGCAACTGACAGAGAAATAGTTTGGGAAAATGCAGCTGAACGACGAAAATTTCTCAATAAAAGAAGGGGAAATCGTTGGTGGGCAAATACATTCGATCAGGACCGGAAAAACAAGGGAGGAAAAACCAAAAAGAGAAACAGGAAAGTTGGGAAAATGCAAAAAAGCAAAAAAGCAAAAAAGTGAAAAAGTGAAAAAGTGAAAAAGTGAATTTGGAAAATAATCAATTAGAAACTGTAATATATTATCGCCATATATTACAATTGAATATCTTTTGAAAGAATACAAAAAATACAAAAATACAAAAAATACAAAATGAGTAAAACAAATCCTTTAGAAAAATTAAAAGACAAATTAAAAATCAAACCCAAAGTCGAGCCACTCAAATTGTATGACATTACATTACCTGGCAAACCTACGAAACAAGAAGATGTCGAATTGAAAAAGGTGAAAATTGTGGACGAGAGAAAGAAAAATTCACAAATCGACATGGACAAATTAAGGGAACAACTCAAAGAAAACAGATTGACCAAAGTGGTGGAGAAAGATACTTTAAAACCTACAAAAAAAGACTCCACGAGAGACTCCACGAGAGACTCCACGAGAGAAAAGGTGCAATCTTTAGTGAAAGAACCCGCTGAAAAAAAGGCACCGACATCCAAAAAGATTAAAAAACTTACTTTGAAATTGAGGGATGATGAAGAAGAACCTGAAAAGGTTGTGGGAAAAGTTCTTGAAAAGGGAGAAGAAAGGGAAGAAAGGGAACCAGAAGAGGAAGAAGAAGTACCCAAGAAGAAAGAAGACAGAAAAACCAAAAGAACGAAAAAGGGTGTGGCCGAATTGGGTGTCGAAGATTGGCTCGACATAGATAACATTCCCGTTCTCTCGAGATTGCCGCCGAAAATACCTCATGTGAATATCAAGGTCTCGAATTACTACATGAACAATCGCGAGATATTCGTCAACTTTATAAATTCTCTTTTTGAGCCTTATCGTGATGAAGTTATGAGTGACGAAGCCGAAATCACCTGTGATTCCATCGGTAAATCAAACAAGGAATTCACTCTTTTGACACATCAAAAGATAGTTCGAGATTATTTGAATTTGTACACGCCTTATCGTGGATTACTTTTGTATTTTGGGTTGGGAGCCGGTAAATCGAATGCAAGTATTGCAATTGCAGAGGGAATGAAAACGGAAAAGCAAATTATTGTCATGACACCGGCCTCTTTGCGTAGAAATTATATCGAAGAAATCAAAAAATTCGGTGATGCAATTTACCGAAAAAATCAGTTCTGGGAATGGATTCCCATCAAAACACATCGCGACGATTTGGAAACTCTCTCGACGGTGCTTAATTTATCACAAGAGTATATTGAGAGAAAGGGTGGCGTTTGGTTGTTGAATGTGAAAAAGCCGAGCAACGCGGGTGAACTCACTTCTGATCAAAGTAAGAGTTTAGACGACCAATTGGACGAAATGATACAAACGAAATACAAATTTATCAATTATAATGGTCTTCGCCGCGACAAATTGAGGGACATGACAAACAATTTTGAGAGAAATATATTTGATAATTCGGTGGTCATTATTGACGAGGCACACAATTTGATGAGTCGTATTGTGAATAAAATAAGCAAAGAAAAAGATATTGCAGTGGACAAAGAAGGGAACAAAGAACGCGTTCCTTATTCTCTCGCGTTGATACTTTACGAGATGTTGATGGATGCACAAAATGCAAAGATTGTCTTGCTTACAGGAACGCCGATTATCAATTACCCGAATGAGGTTGGTATTTTGTTTAATATTTTGCGCGGATACATTAAAACATGGGAAATACCGTTGGAACAAAACAGTGCAGCCACTCTCACCAAAGAGAAGGTAGAGGAGATGTTCAAGAGAGAAAAGACGATGGATTATATTGACTATTCCACTTCTTCCAAAAAATTAATGATAACACGAAATCCTTTTGGGTTTGAGAACAAAAGAGGAAGAGATGATAAATATCTGGGGGTAAGCGTAGCGACCGGAAGCGTAGCTTACAAAGAGAAGAACAAAGAACCGGAAATCACACGCAATACAATCGTTGTTGAAAAGGATACGGACAAGGTTTTCGAGAGAAAGATTCTCTCCATGTTAAAAGAAAACAAAATAGAAGCGATTCCTTCAGGTATTATAATCCACAAATTCAAGGCTCTACCCGATAAATTGGACGATTTCGTCAATCGATTTATTGAAGCCGGAACCGGGAATTTAAAGAATGAGGAATTGTTCAAACGAAGAATTTTGGGATTGACTTCTTATTTCCGTAGTGCACAAGAAAGTCTTATGCCCAAGTACGAAAAGGCAATTGATTTTCATGTTCTAAAAATACCAATGAGCAATTATCAGTTTGGAATTTACGAGGAAGCGAGACAAAACGAGAGAAAACTAGAGAAGGGCTCTAAAATGAAAAAGACGGTTCAAAAAGACGAGAATGGTATTTACAAGGAACCCTCGTCTACCTATCGTATTTTCTCTCGATTGTATTGTAATTATGTGATGCCGAAACCGCCAGGAAGACCTTTGCCTCGAGAAGACAGGAAGGTGGATGATGAGGCGGAAATAGAAAAGGGGGTTGAAGGGGACGAAGACGAAAAGGCTGAAAAAGCCCAAAAAGGCGACAAAAAAAGGGAATCGATGATGGAAACTTTGTACACGCAAGTCTTGAAAGAGACGGAAAAGAAGGGACCAAAAGATTTGGAAGGCGAAGGCGACGGGGAACTGGAAGGCGACCAAATTTTGGACGGACTCGCCGATGCAGGATACGAGAAACGACTACAAAATGCAATTCAATATTTGAGAGAACACGAAGAACAGTGTTTGTCACCGAAAGCGTTGGAGACTTACAGTCCAAAGTTTTTGAATATTTTGGAAAATATACAGGACCCGGAGAATATTGGATTACATTTGATTTACAGTCAGTTTCGAACTTTGGAAGGTATCGGCATTTTCAAAATGGTGCTGGAAGCCAACGGATTCGCGCAGTTCAAAATTAAAAAGGATGCAAGTGGTATTTGGGAACTGGATATTCCGGAAGAAGATTTTGGAAAACCCATGTTTGCTCTTTATACCGGAACAGAATCTTCGGAAGAAAAAGAAGTAGTTCGTACGATTTACAACAGCCAGTGGGACCAAATTGCCACGAGTTCTCCCAAAATCGTCGAAAGACTCAAGAAAATGGCGAATAACAATAATGTCGGTGAGATCATCAAAGTGTTTATGATTACTGCATCTGGGGCAGAAGGTATTAACTTGAGAAACACCAGATTTGTTCATGTGATGGAACCCTACTGGCATCCAGCGCGTATGGAACAAGTGATAGGTAGGGCTCGGCGTATTTGTAGTCACAAAGATTTACCGGAGGCGCTACAAACGGTCGAAGTCTTTTTGTACTTGATGACCTTTTCGGAGGAACAAATCAAAACGGAGGCGTCAATTGAATTGAAAAACAAGGATTTGAGCAAGAGAATGTATAATGTGAATGCCGACAAAGAAGGGGCAAAGCCGGATATGAAAGCGATTCCATTCACGAGTGACGAGGCACTTTACGAGATTTCAACGATAAAGGAAGAAGTCACAGACCAACTGTTGAAGGCGATGAAGGAATCGTCGATTGATTGTGCAATTTATTCCAAACGCGGAGCCAAAGAACAACTGAATTGTATTCAATTTGGACAACCGAGTGCAAATTCTTTTAGTTATAAACCGTCGATTTCGGGAGAACAACCGGATACGGTGTCGACGATTAACAAACGGCAAATTGAATGGCGAGGTCAGGAGGTGAAAATCAAGGGAAAGAAATACATTTACCGTAAAATGAATGAACGAGTGGGAAATTTGTATGATTACGAGAGTTATTTGAGGGCACTGGAAAAGGCGGGGGTGGAACCGGTGTTAGTGGCTACTTTGGAAATAAATGAAAAGGGACAGCAAATTGTGAAAAAAATATAAGTTTTTTACCGGAAAAAATATAGTTTTCGGTAAAAAGCATTTACAAAGATAGTTGAATGATTTATATATTTATTGTAAAATAGTTATAAAATACTTACTGAAAATGTTCGAAGAATTAATAGCGAAATTACCCGATGAATTGAAACACCATGTTCTTAGTTATACTTGCAATCCCCAACCGAAAATACTCTTGTCGGATATTATTCATTTTCAGTTCTCCTATCATTTGATGCAGGTCTGGTATAAAAATTCTTACCAAACGATTTCAAACTACGACGGAACGCAAATCAACAATCAAATATTTGTGTATGATTTGTTTGAATATTTCAGCCATTCGATTCCTTTGGGCGTCCAGAATTATACTAAAAAAATGAGCCAAATATGGAAACGGTTTCCCAGAATAAAGAAGGAAATGCAATTTCAAGCGATGTTTGAAACCTTTGTCGATAAACCAGTCGAAAGTCAATTGAGGATTTTTTGGGGGATTTTGACTCCTGGTGAAAGAAACGATTTCATTTACAGTAATAGTTCGATGGATACAGAGAGACATTTATTTGTTTAGATAGATTTGTAGATTTGTAGATTTATAGATTTCAAAGTTGATTCCTTTTTTCTTCCATCAACATATTTAATTTGTCATTCAGTTCGTCGATTTTTTTCATCATCATCTCCATTTTCTCCAACATTTTCAGGTTGTGTTCATCGTTGTGGGTCTCTTCCGTAGACACCTGTTTTAGTTTCGAAAACAATTGTGTTTGCATTTCTTTTCTGTTTTCCACCATATCATCGTCCCACGAAACCTTTTTTGATTTTTCAGGATCTCCTATCTCAATCGTATTGACAACCGTTTGAATCTCATCTCCAATTTTAATGTATTTGATTTTGGGTTCATTTTTGGAATCCATCTTGGAATCCATTTTTGAATCCATCTTGGAATCGACAGGTTTCACCGATGTTCCCTCACCTTTCAACCATTTTTCCACCTGTTTTTTATCCACACTCGGCTGAAGTTGCTCCATGTCGAAATTTCGTTTGGCGAGTGTCATGGCAATCAGTTTCTCCATATTCTCGCCAATCGGCTCCTCCTTCGTAGTGTCGGTGAATTGAGGTGCTTCCGGAACATGGTGTGTCATGAACTGTTTGAATTCATTCTGTTTTTTGAAAAATTCTTGCTCAAACTCGTTCATTCTGTTTTTCTGGATTTCTTCGGCGGTGACAAATGCTCCGCTCGTGTTAGTAGAACTAGTAGTTGCCGAATTCGTATTGGAATTCACACGTGTGATAAATTGACTAATAAACTTTTTGTTGGTTTCCACCAAATCAACCGGTTTTGTTCTTTCCACTTGCTGTTCTTCTTGCAAAAAAGATTTCAAGTTTTCGATGAAATAGTTGCGAAACTGCTCCTTGTTTTTTACCTCCTTGTTTTCCAAAATGACTTCCCAAAGTAAATCTACATTCTCGTTGGTTACAAATTCAAAAAGAGGATTTTGAAAACTCATTTTTTGGTAGTTTTACTAACAACTCTGTTATTTCTATGAATAATGAATTTATTTTTATATTGAAATATATAAAAACAAATATTTATCTTTATCTTGTTTTTTTCAGTTCATTTTTATCCCCGCCACAAATTTACAATTCTTCATTAAAATAAACTTTGCGAAAATGTTCCATGTATTCGTCTTTCATCACATGTGTTTTGAAATATTCACTATTGTGCGTATCTTCTAACATGTGAACAATAAAGTACAAAGAATAAATTCCACATTCTGTATTTCCGTATTGGTGTTCGATTGGATAATTTTGGTCGAATTTGAATTGAATCGATGGTTTTGTTTGAGTTCCTTGTTGTTGAACCGTTTCAACGAAATTCATAATTTGTTTGGGTATTTTTTCACCTGCACTATCGAAATAAAAAATCATCTTCTTCTTGACATTCACAAAAAGGGATACCCAGTGAGAACCGCCCTTGTAGTGAGGATCCAAATTGAATATGACGCCTATTTTTGTTTTTCCGCGATTCATTTGTTTTTGTAGACTGAAATGACACAACTCTTCCCATACACATTCTCCGTGCAACATATGTGTATCGTAATCAATCGGTGAAGGTCCAATAAATTCAAAACAAGAATACGCTTTTTCGTATTGTTTCATCACTTTTAAAATATCTACACTGGACAACCATTCGTTTGGATTTTTTTTCCATTCGTCGGGAGATTTGGGAGCAAAGGAATCCTTGAACTCTTTGTTTAGTTTTCCGGCGACGAATTTCTGTTTTAACCAACAGGATTCTTGACTACACACATTTTTCATGTTTTCTTTCAACTGAATCCATATTTCTTTGGCGTTGGTTGTTTTTATTTTGGCGTCTGGATGTTTGGAGTTCCACAACTCTTTTATTTTTTTCAAAGTATCCGTTTCGAGACAACTAAAAGATAATTTTCTGGTTTTGTTTGTCATTGGGCTACAACTGAGTTTTCGTAGTTTTCTCGATTTGGTTGATTTCGTCATTTTTGAGTTCTTTGATTTCGTCGATTTTCTTTTTTGAGGTATTTTCTTCATTTTCATCTTTTTTTTGATGGTCGTCTCCATACATATTTATAATATTATTCTTTTTTAGATTTTTGTCATTTTTGTCATTTTTGTCATTTTTGTCATTTTTGTCATTTTTGTCATTTTTGTCATTTTTGTCATTCTTTTTTTCAATCCCTTTTTCTTTCAATGCGGGATCTTTC